CGCCGGAGACAATCGACAGATTGGGTGGGCGGCACAGAAGACCTCTCCGAGTCAAGACCTCCAGACATTCAGCCTTCTTGACCCGGATCACATCATCATCCGCGACCTGTATATCTACAACTACACCGGCGTGGTTCTGAATTACCTGATCGTTATCGAACCCGTCAACCTCAGCGATGATGAGGCCGTCCTACAACTGATTAAGGAGCGTAGCCAAAATGACCTCAGATGAAACCACAGAGAACGCGACGTCTTCGAGCAGAACCCAACGTTTCGCCGAGTGGCTCATGCGACGTGAAGAAGCAAGGGCTGAGAAAGACTCCAATATCGAAGCCCTCGTCAAGTTGAACCTGATCGCCTCTTTTCTCACTCTCGCTCTGGTCGGCGGCTTCGAGGCTGTACGCGCTGCTATCGCGTTAGTCCCATACCTTTGAGGCATTCGTCACAGATCCAAATGTCTGGGATTTCCCATCGAACAGGACCGCGAAAGAATCCGAGGATGGGCGAACGCCACACATACGGTTTAGCCGTTCGATCCTCGAAGCCACATTTGACGCATTTCCTCATCAGTCCTTCACCTCAAGGATGATGCCGAAGTCGCATGAGCGGCATTCAACAGACACCCTAACCGTATCGGGGCTTTGGGAATAAGGCCGACAAATGAACGGGTCAATTTCGCATTGACATTCTGGACACCATGAAATGATTTTGAGTCCCTTGAGGTAATATTCGAGATCATAACCGCTCATCATTCCAACTCCTTGATCTCTTCGAGGACGGTTTCAAGAATCCTGCGAGTTTCCATGATCTGATCTTGAACCAAAGTCGCTTCTTTGTGGGGGAGGTATGCTTGCTTCTCTCGGAGTTTCTCAAGCCGTTCTTCGAGGACACCCTGCCGTTGATACAACGAGGGGAGGATGTGGTTTTGACGGTGGATCAATGAGTCCCTGGCGGCTTCGATTTCTTCGATAAGATCCAGCTCTTTTTGCTGAAGGTTTTTCCGCTCGTCAATCGTGATACTGAGAGCCTGCTCAAGTTGGCTCAATTCGTCCGAAATGCCGTAGTTTTGCCTCAAAAGTTGACTCAAAACGCTCGAAAGTTGAGACTTGTCGGCGAGTTTCTGCGCCAATTCGGCGACATCTCCATCGAGACTGATCGTTCGTGTTTTGTCCTTGCCCTTGGGATTTGGTTTTCTGCCCATGATGTCCCCACTACATCCCCATTATTATTATTTATTCATTTAATGAGAGAGAGAGAGAGAGAGAGAGAGAGAGAGGTTAAGAGTCAAGCGCGGTATGATCGGGTCTATGGCGAAAACAGACAGTTTCTTCATTCGAGCCCAAACCGCATTCAATGGAACGACCTTTGCTCAATCAAGCATCGACCTTGGAGCATATGTCGATGCTCTCGGAAAATCCGTGTTGAGAATCCATAATGTGCAGGTTCAATGGGGATCGCCTACCGAAGACGCAACGGGAGCACCCGGCCTCGATGTTGTCAACTCTTTCCAACTGACTACACAAAGTCAAGCCTCGATGGTCGACATCACCGACAAGTCCGTTATCGCTACGGGCAAGATCCAGACAGGCGTGGTGGCCGGTGGAACAACGCTTGACTACATCAGCGAGACTCTCGACATTGCACCTCAACATTGGACTAAGGGATACCTTGTCGGTGTCGAACAGATCTACCTCGGAGTCGATTCAAACAACGCTACCGCAAACGGCTTGACGGCCTGTTCGATTATGATGGAATGCACCGTCGAAACCCTCAGTCAATCAGCCGCTATGGCTCTCGCATTGAGTCAGCAATGAGGTTGATCCTCATGTGCAACTCTCCAGAGTGTCAGCGCCAAAAGATGGCGATGGCCGCGCAAATGAGAGCATTGGCTGATGCCCTGTTAGTCCCTGTGGCTTCGATAACCGGACTCCCTGCCCCCGTCGTTCAAGGCTTTGTCGAAGGCACTACAACCGGAGCAGTTGCGGCCGCTCAAGCCCCAAAGAAGCGCAAAGCATCCGCGTATAATCGTCGATACAAAGCCGCCTTCAAGCGCGTTTCCTCGAAGCACAAACTTAAGAGCGGAAAGTGGAAAGCAGGAGGTTTCAAGCGGGCAGTCCGTGAAGCCCACAAGATCGCAGGGAGGGGCAAGTGATGGCTCGTCATACGCTTCGAGGACAGGTTGATGCCTCAGCAACAAAGCGCCTGATCGTTGATGATGGCGACTTAACCTCAGGCCATCGCGTGACACAGTTTCATGTCTTCGCCACCAATACAACGCTTGGGGATGATCCTGCCGCCATCCTTGGGCTTCAAACCAACATGGGCGGCAATTGGGACGCCGGAGACAATCGACAGATTGGGTGGGCGGCACAGAAGACCTCTCCGAGTCAAGACCTCCAGACATTCAGCCTTCTTGACCCGGATCACATCATCATCCGCGACCTGTATATCTACAACTACACC